ATTCGAGGAACTCCACTGTCGTATTCTCCTCTTCTTCGTCTACCCATCTGCTGTAGACCAAAAGCTTGTATGCTTTGATTATACCTGTCAGAATACAGTTTGTATAGATCTTCAGGTCCTTTTAAAAATCCAAAACACTCTCGTAAAACTCCATAAAGAAGCATGGCTTCTTGGTGTTCTGATAAAAAAGTATTTGTGGTGCTATCAAAATGAGCTGGATCTTTAATATAGTTAATTTGAATATCAAATGCTGCATTAGGAGTTGGTGCTAATAAGATATTTGTCTCATCCCAATTAGCAAAGTATTTAGGTGTTCCTGTCACTGTTTCATTTGGTGCGAATTCTGCAATAAAACTGGTATCCTTTTTTTCTAAAAAATCTCTAACGTTAGAACTTATAATTTCTACAGATCTTAAAATTAAAAGATCAGATGGCATGGAAACATATCTGTTTCCACTAGTTGTATTTGAATTGGCATATTTTCTTAAGTCATCATAATCTACTTGACCTGCAATATCTAACTCTACGTTTCTAATAAACTGATCTAATAAACTATCACTTAAAACATTACTATCCACTTCAGTGTAGTTTCTTACTTGTGTTAAAAAATTTGTATATGTTATTGCCATTATGATATACTCACTGTTACAGATCCAACTCTAGGAGAAGCTTCTCTTCTTCTGTTTTGTAAAGAGGGATCTCTTGGTGTCATCGTTTGTAAACTTGTTGTAATTCCATTACTTGTAACTTCTGTGCTAAAAGTTTCAAAAGCGAAGTCTCCAGGTAAAGTTAAGTTAGCAACACCGACACTTGTTCCGCCTGAGTCAGCTAAGGTATTATCATTTGAAGCCACAGTTTTTGGTTGTTGAAATCTCATAGGTCTTACTTTTTGTAAAGCTATAGCATCAGCAGTTACTCTTTTTCTTCTTATTTGTGGATGCTTCTCCTCATACTCAGAGGTATGTACGAAAGAACCATTCCACTCTGTGACCATTTCTTGATATGGAAAAGCTTGTCCGCTTCTGTCAGATATTGCTTGAGATCTATTACCGTTTGCGTATTTAGCCATTATGATACATTTGGAAAGTACGACTGTGGTGAGATATATAATGATGTTCTCTGCCCGTCTTCTTCCAAAGCCCTTTTTATTTCGTCTTCGTAAATTAATTTCATTGGTTGTATTCTGTCAGGAGCTTTTTTCATAGCTAAATAATAAGCTAGACCTGCACACATACAAGGTAAAAATCTGTAAACAACATCTGCTTGTTGACCATTATAAGCAGTTGCATCTTGAATTCTGTTTATACTATAAAATTTTAATGTTGTATAAGTTGATGCATCAGGTGCTTGATACAAAAGTATTTGAGGCGTTGTTTGTCTATCAACAAAATAATTTGATGGTTGCCCTGTAGCTAATTTATTAGGTAAAGCTGAATATGCTGATCTATCTATTTTAGTTAGAGCTACATCTTGAGTATTTGCATTATCAGAAGCTAAAGCTGTAGTTGATATGTAAGCCTCTAAAACATCGCTCACTGCAGAGTTAACAGAATACTGAGCAGTTCCTGCTACTAATGATATTTCATTA